ATAAAAATGCTACAGACTCTTTGCAATTGCTTACTAATCGGATGGCTAGACGCAAGTATATTGAGGATCGCGTATCCAATAGAACAGAGGGCATTAGCACATTCTTTGAGCAATTAGCAGACAGAAACAAGCTTGAATTCGAACAAGAAAATGAATCTGAATATGGTGAGTTGTTAAGTCAATTGACATCAGCTGATCGCGCAAATGGAGAAGCAGCAACAATTGAGAACATTCAAATGATTGTTGAAATGTTTACTAATCCAGATGCTTATAGACTTTTAAGCACATTCAAGAGTCCTGATTTAGACTTCAACGCATATTCTTCTTTACCTCAATTTGATGGGATACTTGCTAAAGCCTTAAGCTTTTTTGCTGTGCCTGAAGTATCAGGAAGTTTGCTCCATGATATTCGACTTCAAAAGAATTTGAACAATGCTAATGTTGATTTAGATCCAGATGAAAACGCTTATGAAGAAGAAGTTTCTGTTGATTCATTATTTGAATCTATCGTTGAAGATGCGAGCGAATCAGGTAAGATTAAACTTAAACGCAATAAGAATATACTGATTGCAAATATTAATGCTTTGTCAGATGCTCAAATTAAAGAACTTCTTGATCCATTTATAATGGAGAAGTATTTAGTGGAAGGTAGAAAACCTAATGAAGTCAAGAGTTTGGTTGAAGCATTTAAACAAAACAATGCTCAACCTGATTACCTCTATAGATTTGTAGGTTCTCAATTAATGAATGCGCTTACTCCCCCTGCCAAATTCTCATTTCAAGCTATTCGTGAAAGATCTATTTTTGATGAATCATATCCAACGCAAGATGCTGCTGTTGCTCAAAAAGCTTACGATATTCTCTTTAGTAGCGGCAAGCCAATTCTGCTTGGAACAATGGTAGATCCATACGCTAAGTCCACGGCAGATGTTACAGGTAATGAGTCAAGAGTCCCAACTGGTAACTTGACTAACTTTTATTATGGAAAAAACCCAATGACTGAGGGTTACAGAGTTGATCGCAGACGCAATCTACTTGGTATGATTCTCGGTAAAACTGAAACTGGTTCAGCTCTGATTGAAGGAATTTTTGAAGAAATGGAATCAGCCATTAATGGTGGAGTTAATGAAGTATTTTCTGAAAATAAATATATCAGCATAGATCAATACCCTGGAATCATTTCAAACATTATTGAGGAATTACCCTCATTGCTTGGTGCTGACGTTGTAGCTAGGGCTGAAGAGCTTGTAGATAGACTTGGGCAACTTGCGCTTACAAATAGGGAAGAAGCCAGACAGAAGATTGTAGAGTTAAAAGATCAGCTTAAATTAGTGAAGCAAAAAGGTCGTGATCATTTGATTGAAAAACTTATTGAGCGCAATAAGCAATCTAAAGAGGTTACCGACAATCAATTAAGATCCATAGCTGATCGTATAGCTAATTATATTATTTCTGATCAATTGAAGCTAAATCGAAATAGTCACAATTTGTCTGAAAGATTAATGAAGGATGCTGACAGGTATCTTGGCAAGTATCAAAGAGAGATTGATCGACTTGCTTACTATGACGAAGCCATTAAACAACTATTTGATACGAGATTCAAGAATGAGTCAGTGGTCATGGATAACAATCTATACAAGTATTTGGTTGGCAGACGCAATACGGTTGTGGATCGCGCAGAAATCTATAAATCTGAATACATCAAACTTGCCTCAATGAACTTGATGGGCGAGATGGTAAATCCAGCTTATTTCTTTGGTAATCCAAATGCTGATGTTCAAGGATATATCCGCAACATCATTGAGGAAATGGGTTCTTTTGGTAAGATTAAATACAGAATGATTTCTAAGTTTAATGAAGACTATTCAGCTGAGGCAACTTATAGATCAATTCGTAATAACCTTGTAACGAATGAGAACAAGGATTCAATTATGCAGAATCTGAATAGAGCGTTCTTGCCAGAATTTGCATCTGAATTACTTAACGGCATTTCTAGCCCTGAAGCCAAAGCTATGTTTGCTTCACTAGGTCCTGATTTTCAAAAGAACTTTGCTGATGTTGGTGGATACGTGCAGGAAAACTTTAAGTCTGAAATGGCAAAAGAGTTCTTTAGACGGCTAAAGGGAACGGATAGTCTTGTTCAATTTGCTCAAAAAATGTCTAAGAAAATAGATGCTTCCGACAGAAGTGTTCAAGGCATTCGTAATTTTGTGAGAAAACAAGTAATGAAAGACAAGAATATTGGTAAGCTTGCTAATAACGAGTTTATCATTACTGATGTTGATCTTGCTTTTGAAGATGAAGAAGGAAACAAGATTTTTGATGGAAACATTGAAGCTAAAATTGAAGAGATTAATAATGAGATCGACAGACTTAATGCTTTCTTGAACTCCAATGAATTGAATCCAAATGAATTGCGCAAGGCTGATACGCCTAAAACCTCAAGGATTACTTTGTTTGAGATTCCAGCAATAATGACTCCAGATGAGTCTACTTCATATAGACGAATGGCTCAAAACCTACCTCCTCAAAGACGAGCAAACATCAAGTTTACAAGAAGCTTAAACGAGAGCGATTTGAATACAGATCAAATTGCAAAGGTTGACGCTATCACAAGAGACGTAAAAGTAATTAATGAAGCGATGAACATCTTCTTGAAAGAAGAAGGTGAATCTATTTATCGCGCACTTACTGAAGAAATTGATTTGTTTGGAGAAGGATTTGACACTGTTCAAAACATTCAGAATGTAATTGAGTTAGCTAAATTAAGAACCGATTTGAGCGAAAAATCTAAAGCCAAATTCCAAAGAATTCTTCAAGATATGGCTAAGATTGACGACATTTACAAAAAAGCTGATCAACCTGCATTGGAACTTTATGGCACTACGTTGCGTGACATGATGTATATGAAGGAAGAAGCAGCTACCGTTGTCATTGGTAAAGATGGTGAGCGTGATGTCTTGATGAGAGGGCAAACAGTTAAGGAATCCGAAATGGAGCGCATTAAGAGAACTGCTTTATTTATTGAGAATGAAGCTGGTTTAGCCGTATATTTGCCAACAGAAGGAAGAATGAAAGAAGTTGAAGGTAGAAGTCACTATGTCTATGACAGGTCGGCTCTTAAACATCTTGAAAGCTTTAGGAAAGTTACAAATAAGAAGGTCAAAGCTAAAGACTTATTGAAAGGCGCAATCTTTAGAGCTTCACGAACTGCAGTTGATATTGATTCGTTCCTTAAGACGCAGAATCATGAAGGCATTAAGCTAGAAGCTGATAAGCCTATTAGTCCTGACTTAGCTAAAGCTGCTGGAGTAAATCCATCTACGACAAAAGCGCAGTTTATTAAAGCGGCTAAATCTTTGTTTAACCAATACTTTGTAAAGAAAGTAACAAATGAGGAATTTAGTGAATTTGCCAAAGGTGTTGGGGTTTCTGGTACAATCAAAACCGCAGATAGAATGAACGATGAGCAAATTGATGAAGCTTTTGATTCTATTTACGACTTTGCTTCAGATCCAGTCAATGATTCAGTCTTGCGTAATTCTGGCTTTGGAAGTTTGAAAAAAGCAAAAGGAGACTACGATGCTGATGAGAAATTTAAAATTGTTGAATCTGCTTACAATATTGTTATTGAAGAGAATAAGTTCATTAAACCTAATTCGCATTCAGCAAATGCCATTATGTTAAATGAGTCAATGTTTGAAGACATTATTGTAATGTTTGAGAGCGAAAGGTTTCAAACAATGTCTAATACCAAAGCTTTAAGTGCATACAGAGAAGCAGCTGTAAATGCTATTACTAGCGTATTCAGCAATGAAAGAAATACACAAAATAGCACAGCTGGTAAATTCTTTAATTCGGATACAGCAATTACACGTCTTGATTTGCGTCAAAATTATACACGTCTTTATTCTCTACTATTCGCTGAGGAAATTTTTGTTGATTTGATTTCTGGAGTCAACAACCTTAAGCTTCCCAAAAGTGACAGTAATAACTTGTTTACTCATTCTAATGCTCTTGTCAGACGTAGATTCTCAAGGACTTACGGTGCTTATCAACGCGCATTGAACATACAGAGCGTTATTGAGCAAGGCTTGAATGGCAATAGTGGTAGAAACAAGTTTACTGCTGCATATCGTGAGTATCAAAACAAGGTTGGTATTGCTGCTGAAGAAATTGGAAACGATTTTGACTTAGGTGCTCGCGCTAACTTAGTTGCTGTTACTAAAGGTATCCTTGAAGCCAATAAGCAAGATGGCGGTAGTGACTTAGACTTAGCAATGAAGCTTCATTATTTTGCTTCTGCTTATAACAGTGGCATGAGAGATCATCGTCAAACACTTAGGAATTCCAAAGACTACAGAAAAGAAGGCAACATGTTTGCTCGCACTAAGAAATTCTTTGATAACACAGGCAAGAAACAAACAAGAGAAGATGCCAACATTCAAATTATTGATAATTTAATTGGCGCTGAAATTGAAAGTATTGCCTACAAAGATCCTAAATCAATGTCCAGAAAAGACGTTGAAGATACAATTAAGCTATTGGAGACATTATTGTATAGTGGTTACGATGTTAAAGATATAAATGGAATGACAAAATATGCTGATACTTTGCTAAATGAATTTATCGAAATTTACAAAGGTCATAGACTGTCCAATACTTTTTCTTCTGAAGGCAAGTTAAGAGAAATTGGTGACATTGTTGATAATGAAGTAGGCAAAACTGGTAAAGCATTAAGAAATTCCTATAGTGTATTACCATTGAGGATGGGATATGTTCGCAATCCAATGAGTAAGCAAGACTGGAGCAGAAGAACTGGTGATGCTACAATTGATGAGTTTATTGGCTTTGAGCAAAGTTTAATTAACTACAAAGGTCGCACAGTGTCAGATCTAGCTACTGACAACTATGTTCGAGTTTTACGTCCAATTGATTTGAATCCATTTACTGCGCCTGATCAGATTGCAAATGATGCGCTATATCGCATGTATGTGAATCCATCTTATTCAGTAATTAAGAAATTACTTGGGGAATATGGAACAACTGGAGATAACAATCCAAAAACAACTCATGGGCATTTGCTTGGTGCTATTCAAACTATTTACAATTTGAGAGGTGACAGCAATATAGAAAAAATTGGTGATTACAATTTAATTTCTGCTTATGTAATGGATCGAATCAATACTGAAATCAGGAATGACATGCCAATGGACTTGGCAGATAGCTTGCTTGCTGACGTTACAAGGATTTCAATTGGTCACTTAATGGTTAAGTCTTTGTTAAGTTCTATACAGCCATTTGCTCAAGGTGTATTTCCTGCTTTTGCTAAATACATAGCGGTTAAAGGCCTTAACTCAATTGGGATTATTGATAAAGACGCAACAAGACTAAGAGAAGCTTATTGGTTGGCATTCAAAGGTTATCTTTCAAGTGACGGAGTTCTTGCTCGTTTTGTAAAAGAAAACAGTTACAATAGTTATAAATGGATAACTGAAGGTGCTGATAAGCGAGACAATCAAATTCAACTCACCAAATACGCAGATCAAAGCTATGTTAAATATCTTGCCAAATTCTTGGGCAGTAAATTCAACAAAGTCGGAGAGGGTGCATTGGATATCGCAATTGGGAGACCAGAGAGAGCAATGGTTCAATCATTGTATGCTTTTGAATTGTTTAGTATTCTTCAAGAAGAGATGGGCGCAAAAGCACCTAAAACTATTAAAGAAATGCTTAAAATGAATCCTGATGAATTTAGCACTTACGCTAAAACAAAGGCTGATACAATGGTCACGGATTTTATGGGTCTTGGCGATAGAGCTAAAAAAGCTAAGATTTACAATCTCCCTAGAGATAAAGCCATTTCGACATTACTTCTTAATGGTTTAACTAGATATGGAAATCACGCCATGACTGTAGGACCTAACCTTATGGTCAATACTGAACAATTGTGGCATCAGACATTTAATCATGATGATTTCAATGATCGAAGGATGCGCAATGAAGCTATTGAAAACATTGTTGGAACTGTGCTTCAAACATTAATGTTTAGATTTACTCAAGTTGCAGTATTAGTTCCTAATTTGGTTTACTTGGGACACTTTTTAGCAGGTTTATTTGCTGGAGGAGATGATAAGGATAAAGAAACAATAACAAACAAAACTATAGCGACCCTTCGCGATTTAGATGTTCATGGTGAAAGAGATTCAGAAAATGACACGCTCATGGACACTATTGGCAGAAGATTTAGAGCTTATGTTTTACCAGAACAGTTTAGCATAACCAAGCCTCAAAATAGAGACGCTACTTTGCTTGGAATGAAATTCAAAAATAGTCCTATGCTTGAAAATAATCTTTTAGCATTGCGCAAATCTTTCTTTGATACACTGCCTATTGTTCCAGGCGCTGGATCAGCTTTGAGCGTTCCTATGGTTAATGGCTCTATAGATTTGAGCACTGAACTATTTGTTAACAAGATGAGAAAAGACGGTCCTGATTTCTCTGACATGATGAGAAGAGAACTCAAGGCTGGTAATATAATGACAAATCCTGTCGCTCCGTTCATAGAATCATATGAAGGAATGGTTAATACTGCTTCAGTTCCACTGAATTACTTTGCACCAAAAGAAGGACGCGAAGGTATTTCAACTGACGAACTAATTGAAGGATTGCTTGTTCCCATGGTTGGGACAAGAGAGTATCGTCCGACTTATTACGAAAGAATTGAAAGAAAAGGAGGATGGGGAAATTTTAGATTCTAATACCCCCATGCTCCAGCAGCTTAAACATCTAGTGATTTAGCTGCATTAATTAAAATAACCGCTGACTCTAAACGCGCTTTGATGATTTCATTACGTGTTGGGGTCAGTGGTTTTTTTGATTGAAAGAATCGAATAGCATCAATCAATAGAGGCACTACTCTCAATACTTCTAGCTTTACCGTTAATGGCGTTACAAGCGGCAATGCGGGTAGGGCAAGGCTACTTGGGTATGTTGTCTCTACTTCTTGCTGAATAGGGCTAGAATCGCCGTTTATGGCTTCTTCTTGGGCTACGATGTCAGGCTCGCTGTAGTTCTCAATCTCTGGTGGAGTGGCAATAGTTTCCTCATCAATGATGGGCTTTTGTTTTTTTAATCTAGGCATAATTTTAAGAAAGGTTTGCGGTGGTTAAGTTGCTGCCGCATCAGCTGTGCATCAGGAACCCTCTTAACCTAGGGCTGCAAAGGGGAATACAACACCCCACCTTTTGCACAAATCTTTAATTACTTTTATGAGTTAAGGAAATTTGTTTTTGGACTAGTAAACCAGCCTTCATCTTTGGCTGCCGAACTATTGTCATGAATCCATCTATGACACTCTTCACACAAGGGAACTACAACACAACAGAACTCTCTTGTAGTTCGCTTAAATGGATGATGTGGTTCAAAGTCTCCACCAAAATGTTTCCAGTTGTTGCCACGCATACGGCAACGAGCACAAGCTGAAGGAATATACACTTCGAGAATACGCTTGTATTGCTCAAGCCATTCCTTTCTTTTGTCTGATATTCTTTTCATTTATTGTAAATAAGGAGACTTCTAGTGTCATGTTTTCAAGTCACGGAGACAGGCACTCTTCCCATTTAAGGGCTTTATCCTGGGTCGCCACCCCAGCCTAGAAGTCAAATCTATTATATCAAGATCTTATCCAATCATATTTTATGGATTGGATTTCTCCATGAAAGCAATTTCAGGCCTTTCAGTGCGTGACTGACGGTATTGCAGCTCTACTCGCAGCGATCCAATGACCACGGCCCCTGCTCGACAAATTGCCATGGCTTCCTCCGCACTGATGTCCTTGCTTTCAAGAGCCTTTACTGTGCTTGCCATCTTTTCTCTTAGTTTCTCGATTGTATTCATAGTGATTTGATTCTGGTTCTAAGTTTTCGGTTCAGTCGGATGTGTTCGCGCTTAAAGTCGATCAGTTCTTTCGGGCAGTCTGCCAAGCGCATGTGTAGGTATTTGGCAGCGACTGTTCCATCGGTCAGTTTCTCCGTCATCCTCTTGGGCTTTGCCTTTTTCGCCGCCTCCGTTCGTTGTGGCTTTCTGGTTTTGCGCGGGTGATCCTTCGGGAGTTTTACCCATGCTTCACGCTCTTGCTGGCGTTCCCTTTCACGAACTTCCTTCTTTTCCCTACGTTTTTGCTGATTCTCTATGCGTTTTGCCCATCGAACTGGGTCATTCCTTAGTTTTTCATAATAACGCTTAATCGCTGCTTTTCGCAAAGACGCAGAACAATTTAAAACAGATTCTACTTGATTGTTATCCACCATACCCCAAGGCCTCTAATGAATGCTTAAATGGATTGCCATCAATAAGGCGCACAGCATCAAGCATCATTTGAACAAGTTCCCGTGTTTCTTGTTGAGCATCTGGTTTCAGTCGCAGGTTGAACAGATGGATGAATGAGAACAGTGATCCAGTCCAGATGAACTTTGTCATCAAGCACAATGGCAAGTGACAGCGAGCTTGCTCCTTTGAGACACCAAGCTCAACCATGTCTTGATATAGCTTCTTGCTTTCATTAATAACTGCATTAACACGGGAAACAATAAGGTCATTAAGTTCCTCATGAAGATATCCATCACTTCCCTGCTTTGAGTCTTTTGATTGAAGGCGATATTGCGTTGGAGCTTCATATTCGTCATGAAAGTCCACATACCTGCCACTAATGCTGTTTGCAGACATCCCAACTTGATGTTTGAATAGCTGGCGCTCAACGTAGATTGGGCATTCAATTCTAAACTGTAGCTGTGGGTGACGAAGTGGTGATGTGTGCTTATGATCAATCAAGAACTTAATCAGCCTAGTGTCTTTATCTCCAAACTCTTTTGACTCTTTATCGTAACTGACGCGAGCCGCATTGACGATCATGAGATCGTCTCCAAAGTGATTTAATAGTTCTACATTCATCGGATGGGTGTGGTTGTTGTGGTATCTGATTTTTCTACGTGTCTGCGAAGGCGTAATCAGACGGATATTTCTCATTCTTTAGACATGACCGAGGTGCTTACACAGGTATTACCACACTCGCACCCACTGTTCAGGTCGCTCACCTGTCGATCATTTACTGCTTTCGGTTTCCCGAACTTTTCAGTTTACCCGACATACGCCTTAGTTGACGCAGTGCCCTCAATGCAATGAGCGCGAGTGTAGGGACATACTAAGCGGTATGTCAGCGCTTTACATAGTCAGTAACCAAATACCTACCAAGTAATACTGTCATCGACCAATAACAGTATCTGACTAAATAAAATTGGTTGCGGGAGTCGGATTTGAACCGACGATCTCAGGCTTATGAAACCCGCGACTTAACCTCTTGTCCATCCCGCATTAAATTATTTACGAGCCTTTAACCTGCGCTCGATCTCACGATTAACATACCAAACTGCTTTACGCAAGTCTTCTATGTCATTTTCTTTATCGTCTGCTCTCCAAATGTATTTGATTGCGTTTCCAAGACAGAAGTTGAGATGCTCCGTCACTTGAATGCATTCAATACCAGATGGATGAGATTTGTAATGACTAGGGTGATTAACCTTATCTTCAACCGTAACATTACCTCTCAACGATTCAGTTATCGAATTTTCTTTTTGCATAGCTCTGCTGTTTCGGGTCTTGTTCCTGGGTTTTCTTTTAGCCAACTAAAGAGTTCCTTGTGGTTTCTTTGTGGTGATTGCATCAGTCTTTGGATGCGCATTGGTGGGCCATCCATTGGATAGCGTTTCTTTCCTTTTTCTCTTTGGTATATTGTTTTCATATTAAAGCCATGGTTTTTGGGTTGGAGAATACATTGGTCGAACAGGACCGGGACTTGGCAGAAAGCGTTTGGTGGATTTGTCAAACCAAGTATTGGTCATTGGAATCTCACCAGTAGCACGTTGCTTACGGCAGATTAGCTTACCACATGGAGTTGACTCCCAGAACTCTTGCATTGCGTCATCAGGATAGTCATTAGCCTTCATCTCTGCAAGACGTTCATGCTTGGATACGTCACGCCATACAGTAATGATATTGTCTGGCATATTGCCCCACTCACTAGCACCTTGAATCTCGGCGATAGCTGGAGGACTACTGACACCTTCACCACTCTTACGTGGATGCGCCACAACATGAACATGGACAGGATAGTTGGAAGCAAAGACACGGATAGCGTCAATAGCTTGTGCTTGAGCGGTATTGTCTCCGCGATCAACATCCATCGTCATTACGTTATCAATGACAAAATTAGTTACCCCATACCGTTTATGGGCATGGATGAACATGTTGATGAGTTTGAGAGGGTTTGCTTTCTCTCTGCTTTTGTAGATAAAGCAATGTTCACTGAGATACTTGAATGCTTTTTCAAAGTCATCATCAGCTACAATATCTGAATTGCCAGTCATGTTCATCAAGATGGAACCAAACGTGCGCTCAGGTGGCTGCTCAAAAGAAGCAACAACACTCATAACCCCACGCGCAGCTAAGTTAGCTACTTGATTCTGAACTGCTTGGGACTTACCCTGCGATGTGTAACCAAACCACAGAGTAATCTCATTCTTACGGAAAGTAAGGTCAAAGCCAGGAATAAAGAACGGATCACCATCAAGAAGATAGTCACCACGAATGAAGTCCATAACCTCACCCTTCATCTCTATGGCATCTACAATCTCATCAAGTTGACCTTTGGCAGTTGACTCAATAAGATTGATGATTTCCCCGCCACGGCCAGCCTTGAGCATGTCATTGGCATCCTTGAGAGGAAGATTGACGATGATGCATTTATCAATACCTAGACGCGCTGCAACATCGACAGCGCATTTCTTACCAGCTGCATCATTGTCCATGATAAGAACAATGGTGTCGAAGTAGGAAAGGTATTCATAATCCTCCTTAATCCAATTCATATTGGAAACACCAGAAGGAATAGAAACAGCGGGAAGCCCTAGCTCAAACATGGCTAAGGCATCCCACTGCCCTTCTACAATAATGAGACGATCACTATTTGTAGAAGGATCACAAACATCTTTGCCAAACAAGTTGTGGACTGGATTGGGACTACACCACATCGTTTTATCGTTGTTCGGCATCCAATGTTTGTTAAGACTAAGGCGTGATTCACAGTCGTAATGCGGAAAGATAAGCTCTCCGCGAGCACCTGTGCCAACGCTGTATGCTTCAAGTGTGCGCTTACTAATCTTGCGTTCAGCAGCATACTTAATGCAATCCTCACTAAGAGGTTTGATAGATTCGGCCAACTCTTTGTAATTGGTTGACTTGTTTGCTCCAGAAAAATTCTGAATAGGAGCAATGTTGAGGAAATTACCAAGCCATGCAATGCTTGCAGGAATGGAAATACCTTTGACTAAATGAACTAACTTCCATGCACTACCCTTAATTGCAGGGTTCGCATGGTCATAAAACTGACCAATGTTATACGACTTAGTTGAAATACTAAGACTATCTCCAGGATTTCCGTCAATGTTACCAACACGGTAGCATCCTGTTTGTTTCTTTGCGGCAGGGAACAAAGTTAAAACGAACTCGTCAATGCGATGTTCTAGCTTTGCTTTGATTTCTTGTAAGTCGTATATCGTTTTGGTTTCAGTTATCATTAAATTGTCTTTGATTAATTTGCTCTATTGATTCTACTACAGGATCAAATCCGATTGTTGCGGCCATGGAGCCAATCAACGAAGTAACAAAATTCAATCCTATTGCATCAGCCATAGGAACTAATTTCATTACCTGAATCATATTTTTTTCCATGATAGCAACGCTTTCGGCGTCTGGTAGGCTTTTGAATTGGTCAATGTATTCAGCAATTTCTTCTGATTCATTTTCCAATGTTTCTCTAATTTGTCTTTGGAGGTATGTTGTCAACGCTCCAACCTCAATTAGAATACTGTTTAGTCTTTTACCTTCAATTTCTGCTCCTTCCCGTCGATCTTGATCACATTGGTTTTCAGATTGATTACAATTGCCGCTGTCGGCTCCGTCATACTTTTGGTTCTCTTCCATAGATTGTTTTCGTCGCAAGTTACATAATCTACTGAAGCGTCCTTACAGGCTGCAATCAAATCGTCTACTTGGTCTTTAGATGTTAGGTCAACAATTACTGAGTTGCCTAGTTTTTTGCAGATACTTGCAAGGCTTCTTACGTTTTTAGCTGACAATCCAATTTCTTCAGCTTTTTTAAGGATAAGATCTTTATCTGCTTTCTCAATTTTTGAGTAAAATGCTTCTTTGTGGTGACTGAATGACAAGTTGAACTTACGTCCATTGTATTCTTTGAACACGCTGACAGCCGTAACAATGGTGTTGTAGGCCTTGTCAGACACTTCAATCACTTGGCTTACGTCAAACTGATTACCAAAGTGGTTTTCAAGTTCTGAGGTAATGCTACCAAGCAACCAAGTCGAGTAGTCATCAATCTTTTCTGTAACGTCACGCGCTACAAAGATACGATCAATAACCTTGTATGCTTGCTCCAACGATGGAGGATTGTCCATTCGCAGAGTTGCTTGACCACCTTCTCGGATAACAAAGTGTTCTGAGATAGGATCAGTTACAATCTGCATCAAAGCAGCAATGTCCTGCTCTTTATCGTCAATTTGCTCAGGATCGCTCAGGACGGCAGCCACATCAACTTTGGATACTACTTCCAGATTGGCAAATGCCTCTGCTTCTAGGCCATTTGTGACTTCTCTGGAGAGCATTGAGATGAATCCATTCACCCTGTTCTTCACTACGCCACTATAAGCATTACTGTTTATTTCTTTTCCGCTTCTGTATTGAGCCAGAAGCTCCGCAACAACGTCATAAGGAATTGCGTATTCTTCACTTACTGCACCAATCTCATCATCTTCTAATGGGATTCCGTCAAGGTATACTGTGTTTGTCATAAATTATTCTTCTTCACTAAATGTCTCTAGTCCGATTCCTTTTTTTCCAGCCTCTCTAAGCAGCAGGTCGTAAGCGTTCGGTGGGTCAGGTTTATCCATGCTGAATCTGGCTGCAAGTTTTAATTTTGTCAAAATTTGACATTCATTTCTGTTCACTGTTTCCCACCTGCCTGTTTCTTTTATGAAGTGGATTTGAAGAAACATGTTCGCCATCTTGTCCCAACTACTAATCAGGGCTGTTTTGACTGTATTCATTTTGCATTTTCTCTAAAACTTTTCGTGCAATTGATGCCATCTCAAAAATAACTGAAGCGTCATCTTGAAATAGCAAGTTTCTTTTAATTTGCCATGGATCTGCAATTACTTTCAATACCTCAACCATGTCTGGCAAATACATTGCTGCAACAACATCTGCTCTGCTTTGTTCGATGCCTTCAACGATTTCCAAATCCCATGGCCCTGGAGTGATGTCTTTTAAGATTGATCTACTCATAATTCTTTTAAGATTCTGACTGGCAGGTTAATTTCTTGTGAATACTTATCAATGACAGCTTTGTTTTGAGAAACCATCACCAGATTGTCATTGTCGTAAATAGCATAAATGACCTTTTTCTGTGGCGCTATTTTGTATTCATAACGACCCCAATTCCATTCTGGACACAAGTCTAATTCAAATTCTTCATCATCGCAAAGGAATGGTCTTGAAAGCACTTCTCCGCCATTAGAGTAATGAAGCATGACCTTCATCATTTCTTGAATTCTATTTAATTCTAATTCATTAATCATTTTGTTTTTTTGTTAATTTAATTTTAAGTAATTGAAGGCGTAGCTTCCATTGATTGTTTTTATGGATTGGCTTGATTGCCAAGTATTTTCCATTAGTAAAAATAAACCACAATTGCATATTCTTTAGATTAAATGCCTCGCCAAGATAGGTTTTGCCTGTCCATCAATTTGTATATGATGCTATCCTGATGAGGCTATTCCTAATTCATCACTCGATGAAAGGAAAGTTTTTAGTTGGCTAAAGCAACTGCTGACTCAAGGAGTTTGTTACCACGTTTAACATTGGTATCCCAATCAATCTCAAAGCGTTGAGCTGCAATGGTTTTGGTTAATGCTGAAGCACCCCAGTTGCTGCTGTAGTTTTGAGCACCAGCTTCTTTACGATTGGATGACTCATGAGTTTCAAATTCTGTCAATGCTTGGAATGCATCAAGACGTGTGCGACCTTCGTTACCACGACCAGACTCAAACAGCTCGCCAATACGCGCAGCTTTCTGAACAAGAGCGTTTGTTCCCTTCTCCATGTTGCGACCCTGAACACCAGCTGCCCATGCCTTAGCTTCATCTCTGGAGCATTCTTTCTCATGTGCGCGTTCAAGCATAGACTGGAACAAGTTGGACGTTCCAGCAAAGCCATCAATAGCATCAATGAGACGCGCTACATTGACCTCAAGCATTTGCGTGTGCTTGGCTTTGCCAATCTCCTTGCCTGATGTCATAGATGCCATGAAGGTATTATTGCACACTGTGCAGAAGTTAAGGTATCTAGCAGTGAGTGCGGTAGTCTTGTCAAAAGAATCCAATACAGTAATGAAATCCTCAAACTTGCGACCAGCAACCTCAAATCCCTCAGTAACCTTAAGCGAAGCAAATAGCTTGCGACGATTATCAACTGTGCCAGCAGACACAATCTGGTAAGGTGTTTGCCCCATACCCTTTTTGATAACCTCCCAGAACATTTTAATAGAGGATGGTTGATAGCTGGAGGCGTATGGATCGCCAATTGGAAGCCAGTCATCATTAGCGAGCAGAATCTTGAACTCTGGATCTTCTACGTAAACATCGCGTGTTACACCAAAGTAATCTTGCTCTTGTTTTTTGTAGTAGATAGGAGACTCAACAACCTCGAAAGGCATAGAGTTGTCTTGTTTAACCTCGTCAACAATAGTTGTCAGGTTGTGCCATGCTTGGTTAAGTCCAGCTTGGATGTCGCGTTCTTTGATTAGGTGTGCCATATTTTGTTTGTATTTTGTATTGTTTGTTGTAGTTGTTGGCTATGGAGCCATCTGGTGTATCAATGAATCCACCTAGTAGGGTGGAGTGGAAAGGGTCAATTATTTATGTTGGAGACGCTAGACAAGCTCTTCGTGAACACAAGATTACTTTTGAAGAGCGTGATGAGTTTCTTGGAGCTATCTATGCAGCTAATCCAGCATTGGTCAGTAATCCCAATGCTAAGTCTGTGTATCGTATGCATCTTGGAGACTTCCAACATTACCTACAGGCACTAAAGTCAAGATGGTCAAATGGAGTGCCATTAGTCAGTAGAGAAGAAGCATTGCGCAGAACAAATATCTGTCAAAGTTGTCCAGTAAAATCACAAGTTAATGGTTGTTATGGATGCAGTGGTTTATCAAAGCTCCTAATGCACATACCTGAAAAGTTCATGGAGAACAATGCAGGTTGCGCAGTGTGCAAATGTTATCTTAATAACAAGGTTTGGATGAGTGAAGAGGTGTTATTGGCTGATTCTAGGGATCTTGAATATCCTCCGAATTGCTGGATGAACGAAGTTTTTCCTCCGCAGTCACCTGTTGGTGACACTTAATGCACAAAGCTCTGAATCCAGAAGCTTCGCAGAATAAGCGTTTAGCAAAACTAGGAAGGTCTTCAAAGTCTCTTAAGCTGCCAGCTGGAAGAATATGATCAATCTGGATTTCTTTTCCAGGATATACATCTTCACAGATAGCGCATTTGTAATGCTTTGATACCCTGTTGGTCTTCTTGTTTACTCTTGTATCAACGTAAGCTGCTTTCAAGCAATCAAACTTTGGCTGCCATCTGGAGCTAGCACTACGTAATGCGCTTCTAATAAACCCAAAGAACCTAGATTTTGTCCATGTGCCATTATTATATGGACGAGCAACGTCTAATCTTCTCTTTACTGGCTTTGCTTTTTTCTTACTCATATTCTTTCTCATGGCAAAGCTCGCATATTAAACGCAAGTCCACAATTTTTTGTAGAGAATCTTTTTTAATTCCCTTTGTGGGAAAGCTTACAAATGATTTCTTTGTCATTGAGAAGTAACGCTCAACATCATCGTTAATCTCTTGAGCTGTGGCTTTACTCTTGCAGTCTTGACACTCTACAATGATGTCTTTTAGTTCTATTAATTCATCCATATCAAACCAGTGATTTAGGGCTATCATCTTTTTCTATTGTTTTTTTGAATCCAGTATTGCTTGCTTCGTGAAACACAACAATACCTTCTGGATTCATAAAGTTACGCTTTGCGACACTACCTTCTAGTTTTAGATTTTGCAACACTTGATCAATAGCAACTGTATCAAATACGCCATCATAAAGAACTGGAACTAAGTCACAACAAATAGGAAGAACATCTTGGTATTTAATGACGCTAGGATCAGCTTTTAAGATTTGCTGCGGCTCTTCATTGTGTCTGCACCAACGGATAGTATTGAATAAGCTAAAACACTTTCCTTCAAGTCCGTAGTTGCGCTGAATGCCTTTGCCCCACCATTCACCAAAGTGCTGTCCTACGCCAAGCTGACGCAGTTCTTTCCTGTTTGCTTGCGCCCACTTAGCAAAACCATAATTGTCATTGCTTGGGAAAATCCATTTGTTTCTGCTTCCAGCATACATGAAAAACATATGGTCATCTTCCATCCATGCATCAATGCAACCATCTGTGTCAACATCTTCATCAGCTTTGTATTTCACAATGCAGATTTGAGCATTAGTTCCGTCAATCTTTTCTGTGACTACTACTCTACGGGAGAGTCTTGCCATTTTGGGAAATCCTTTAAAATCAATCATAAAAAAACAGCAGACTATATTCGGTCTGCCAGCGAGTTAATTTAACTGTTTTTAACAAAGTCGCGCCATGCCTTCATGACGACTCTCTCTCAATCGTCTGTCATTGGGATGTCATCGGCAGAAGCTTCCTTAAGTTGCTTCTCGCCAAACCACCACAATGCAGCAAATTCAGGAGCACGAACAACCATCTTCTCAATGGTTTCTTTAGGGATCTCCATTACACGAAGAGCTTCTTGAAACTCAAATGTGAATAGAGCCATCTGTCTGGCAAGTTCATGTAACGGAACTTTGGAACTAGGTGTTTCTTGAACTGATACAGTAGTTGAAGCAGCTGGAGTAGACGCAGCAGGTAAGGATGCATTACTGCCAGCAATTGAGCAGCTTTCACTAGAAATGCTTACAGTGCCATTGTATTCATTCTTTTTGAGAGTGCCTACAAATGTAACCGTATCTCCTTGTTTCAAATTGCAATCACAAGCAACACCCCATAAGGACATTTTTGATTTACCAGAATTGTCTGAGATGTTGATGTTGCGATAGTTTTTGCCATTTGAACTTTGTTTTATCTCGTAAACAGCGTCAATCTTGACTGGGCCTAGAGACATAGCCGTGCCTTTTGATGGCAGGTTTAATACTTGATGAATTGTGCTTGGCATATATTATTTTAATTGAAGTTTACTTTCAAATCAAAATTCCTCACTAGCGGTAGCTTCCAACTCTTTTGCTGTCTTGATACCGTCTCGAACATAAAGCACTTTACCATTACCAACATAGGTTTTGGTTTTCTTGGCTTTGCGATCTTCTTCGTTCTGGCTAATTACAGCCGATACGTTTTGTTTATAATTGTCAATTTTGTCATCTACAAAAAGCGTTAATGGAATGTAGGTTCCGCTTTTAGTGGTGACAAATGTAGATGGATCTAGTTTGTCCAGATGTTCTTTTTTTAAGCTAATGCTAATGATTGCTGACATAATGTTATTTACTTAGTCTAGTTTTGTTTGTTTGGTATGAAGCTTGAACTCTTGGGTTCTCGCCATAAGGAGTTGTTTTTGCTTTTGCAAGTTTTGCGTCAAGCTCGGCAATAGTAGATTGAGCATTGAAAGATGCAATGATTTTATCAATCATTTCTGAATTTGGTTCAGCAGCACTTTCTGATTTGCCATGATCGTTTGTAGCGTCAGCATCTTTGGTGTCATCAATACAGAACAAGCCGTTAAGAGCATATTTGCGCGAGTAAGAAGAGCAAGCTCCTGTAACCTGTGCATCATCCATACCCTTTTTGCTTTCTGCTTCACGTGCAAATGCTGTAGTGGAAATGGTTTCTCCATCTGCCGTAAAGCTTGCAGTTGATTTTACATAGATTCTCCCACCAATATCTACCATCTCATCACTAAGGATTACGATTGCCTTGTGTTTTTCAAGGTGTGGCTTAAGAGCTTCTAGGATTGACTCGGCAGACCTGTAACGATAGTTGCCGAATTTGTTTTCTAGGTTCTTGGGTGCAATCAATTCTGATTGAATTTGCTGTAATTTTTCCGCTGCTTTTTGCATATTTATTTTATTTAGTTGTTGTTATGGTTTGTTAAATTCCTGATTGAAACTGTAAACGAACATCATAAAGCTTCGCTTGGGGAACCAAGGAGATGCACCTTGGATGAACAATGGGCAAAAGCAGATACGTTTGCAGTTAAGAAACCAGATGCACAACGTGCAAGACGAGTGTATGATACTAGAGCGGAAGCTGAAGAGAACATTAAGTCTGGAGAAATCATCGAGAAACGAGCAGGTGAGAAGACTTTCTGTAGT